CGGTGGAAAACGATTCCCCGCTTCCCAGCAACCTGTTGTCGGCTGAGTACGAGTCGCTCTTTGTTGACCGATCCCTGAGGCGTTGAACCGTCTAACACACAGATTCGCTACAGTTCCCGATGTTCATCATGTCGGGAGGAACCTGAGGCTTGACGACCTGAACGAGGTTCGAGCCAAGGGCAAGGATCCATTGGATGCCCTGCTATATGGGTATCTACATGGAGACCGCTGCTACTCCTTGGTCGCTGATGGTGAGCCCATAGCGATCTATGGAACCGCAAGGACCGGAGATCAACCCAAGTCTGCCTCAATTTGGCTGTTGGGTACCGATGGCATCCTTAAGCATCGGTATGAGTTTCTTCGGATCAGCAGGGATCGAGTGGCTGAGATCAGCAAGCCTTACGACCTGGTCTGGAATTTTGTGGACTCGAGAAACAAGCTGCACATCAAGTGGCTTCGTTGGCTCGGGTTCTCCTTCATCAGATCGACAACTCAAGTGTCTGTCGATGGAACCCCTTTCTACGAGTTTGCCAAACTGACCAATGTGTGACGCAACCACCATGATTATCTCCGGCTTGGCCGTGGGTGGAGCCACCGCGGCTGCCGGCATTGTTGGGCAGAATGAGCAGTACAACGATGCCGTTGAAGCTCGAAACGCCCAAGCGGCTTATCAGAAGGAACGATACCTCGAGACGGCCAAGACCACCGAGGCTGATGTCGCGATGCAGACTGATGTGCTGTATCGACAGTACGACCAGGTTCGGCAGCAGTCGTTTGCTCAAATTCGCAGCGTGGCTGCCGATGCTCGTCGTGGCATGGCGGTCACTGCTGCCAGGAACGCGGAGCGAGGGATCAAGGGACGAACGGCTCAGGCCGCCATTGACGAGTTCGAGCGTGACTTCCTTGACTTCGAGAATCTTCGTCTCACCGAACTGAAGGACCGTGGATACCAGGTGAGCCTTGAGGCCCAGTCGATTCACGCCCGTGGTCAAAGCGTCATCAACGGAGCATACCCGCAGCCACTCCCGACGATCCGTGGTGGCAGCCCGCTGGTCCCGATTCTCCAGGGTGCAACCGCCGGCCTTGCCGTGGCCGGGTCTCTGGCGGCGATCTCGAATACGGGTGCGCTTGCGGGCCTTAGTGGGTCTGCCGGCCAAACCGGATCATTTGCCGGTTCGGCTTCTGCTGGTGGCGTCTACGGAGGCGGAGCACAAACCGGAGCCTTTGGAGCAATCCTTTAATGTCTCAACTTCCTAACGCCTTCTATAACCCCACGGCTTCTCCGGTCTCAACCTCTGTTGTCCCGTTTGTGCAGCCGCCTCAGCCTGTTCAGGTTGAGATTGGTGGGGGAATTCAGAACCTCGGTGCCGCCTTCTCAGGCTTCAGTCAGACCCTGGCGTCATTCGTGGCTAACCGGGTCTCTCAGAACCGAGCTGACGCCATCAAGGAAGGTGAACTCAAGGCTCTCAAGAGCCGCAAGAGTTTCCAGCAGATGGTGGCGGACAAGGAGATTGATCCCATTGAGAACCCTTGGGAAGCCCTTGGAGCCGCTGGTGCTGATGGTCAGTTGAAGGCTCACTCTGCCATCTCTCGTTGGCAGGCCGAGTATCAGACCAAGATGGAGTCTGATCCCAACTTTGCCAGCAGCATGGGATCATTTGAATCGTTCATAAACGAACGAATCAGCAACGAGATGGCCGTTGGACTGGATAATCCAGTTTGGCAGCGGTCCTTCCTTCAGGAAGTCAATCCTCGTGTCTCCTACATGGCTGAGAACCACGGTCAGAACGTCGTCAAGTATCGGCGTGAGAAGATGACTGATGGTTTGGCTGTGTCTGTAATGGCGGCTGTGGCTGACGCCAAGCAAGTCAAGGGAGACAATTACGACGCGCGTTCCTCCGAGATTGCAAAGATCTTTGAAGGGGTGGTTCCCAAGTACGAAGAGTTGTCTCAGACTATCGGGTCTGAAGAAGCCAACAAGGTCATGGTTGCTGCCGTTATCAAAGCCCGGGTTGCTTCAGGTGATGACCCGGCAGTTGTTGCAGCCCTCAGTCGGATTAAATCCGGTACTGGTCCACTCATGGAGACAAAGCAGGCCAAGGCAATGTCCGAGGCCGCCGCGCAAACCATTGAAGCCGCTCGTGATGACCGTGATCGCGAAATGTTGGGTAAGTTCTACTTGGACACCATAGGTAAGACCGGCGTTCCTCCTGATGAAGATGCGTTCGAGACCTACGCCATGACGCAGGTTCGCCCTGGGATGCCTAGGGCAGATGTCATGACGTATTATCAAAAGGTGCACGATGGAGCTAAGCAAACCGTTCACCGTCTGATGACGAATGAGGTGGACAACATTATGGAATCCATGGCTCAATACAGCCTTGCGGCTTACACGCTAGACAAGAACGGACGTCTTCCGACAGATCCAGAGTCCATGGTCATGCGGAGCCCAACTCAACTTAAGGCTTTGCTTCAGGGAAGGATGGCGGAGGTTTACCGTAAGTATAAAACGGAGATCTCCGAGTCTGACTTGAATGCCCGCGTGAACACATTGATTCAAGATCTAAGGTACATCGGGGCACAACAGGTTGCTCAGGCAAACAGCAAGACTGATATGGCCAATCCGCAGCGAGCCGTGGCTGTTGTTGACTACTCAATCAACGCTAATGCGGAGATGTTCGAGGCTCCTGTGATCATGGGAAACCTGCAAGAGTTCTTGGCCTCTCCCGCGTCTGACTACAACAACTATGTGGCCTATGGCCTGAATGTTTACCGCGCCGCTCGACTTCGAGGCGGTGCTCCAGCCATGGAGAAACTCGGGTTCACCAAGGAAGCCGTGAAGTTCTATGAACTCATGGACGCCGCGGCTACATCTGGAAAGAACCTTGAAGACTCAGCCAAGTCGGCGGCGAGTCGCATCTCGTATCTGTCGATGCTCCCGGCTTCCAGGGACAATCTGACCATCGCCGGTACCGTTGTTCGTGATCGAACAAATACTTGGTTCCCATATAGGACATCAGCTCAAGTCGAGAAGGCGGCTCCTGTACTGGAACTGTTTGCGGGTAACCACGCCAGTGTTCTTCTTTCTCAGTATCCGCACATGACCGACGAGACTCTTAAGCACGAACTTGGAAAGTATGTCGAGCGGCAACTTACGGTGCTTGACAATGGTGCGCCATTTGTTCGTCCAGATGAGCCGATTGCCGAGTTGAACGATGACCGTCTTGTCTTTGGATACACAGAAAGTCTCACTGACTCTTTGAAGAAGGCCGATGACGGAGCTCTTGAGACCGCGTATCTCGAGTACAACCCCCGGACAAATCAGTATGCAGTCATGGTTGTTCCTGTTGGCGGAACATTCTTGGACTCTAAGACCCCAAGTACAAAGCAACTCGAGCAACTCAAAAAGGATGGACATGGGTTTGTGTTTACTCCCAATACCTTGAAGTCCGTCCTGATCAATTGGTCGATTGGGAAGTACCAGTCTAGTGCTGCGACTGCACGTCAAAATGCTAAAGCCGCCGCAATAGCTCGCGGTCTTGTTGGAGGATCATGAGTAACGAAATCCCGCCGGTTCCTGATCTTGCTATTCCGCAGCCACCCCCTCAGGGGAAGGATGCATATTGGGCAGGTCAAGCGGAGTACGCCAAGTCTGACCCTGGGTTCATCACCTCACTCGGGACGACTTCGATTCTCTACGATCTTGGTTCCGCAGCGTTTCGTTCGTGGTATGGAGGCCAAGAAGACCCCGATTGGATGTCGAAAAACTTCAACGAGCTTCCCAGGCTCCTTGAAAGCATTCCTTACGAGTATCACGATGACATCCTTGGGGCGGACTCAATTTACGATGCCCAGCAACTGAGGACCGAAGTTCTGTTCAAGATGAGGGCGTCGGCTCGCGTCGGAGAAGAGGGGGCCGCGGGAATTGCTGCTTCTCTTGGCATTGGCGCGCTTGAACTCGCCCCTCTAACCGTTATTACTGGAGGAACAACTCTTCCGGCCTATATGGCGGGAGGAGGACGACTTGCTTTTTCGGCTCGTAATGTGGCTCGAGTTGCTCAGTCTTCCGGTCGTTTTGCAGAGGCGGGGCGGATGGCTCAAACTCTCAATCGGATGCGTCTGTTTGCATATGGTGCCGGCTTCGGCGCTGGTGGAGGTGTTGCTTATACCGCGATTGATTCGTTGGTTGACCCGACGACTGAGGCCGATGATTTCTACATGGCGGCGGCATTCGGTGGAACCTTGGGCGGCTTTGCCAATACTTTGTTTGGCCGCAGTTTGGTCAAGAATCAACTTCTTGCCAACGCGCTAAACTATGAAAATCGACTGACCATGGCCGGCAAGGAATTGGCGGTACGGTTCGGTGCGGACGATGTACTGGATCAGGTCTCCACTCGATTCGGTGTTGCCCGGGAAGACGCTGGAGCGTTCATCGTTGGAGTCCGAAGTCTTACCGATCCGGCGAACGCTCAATCCCCAATCTTGGATGGCATTGCCGTGGCTGGTCCTAAAGCTCGTCTTCGTGCCGGCCAAGAAGTCGTTCGAGAAGTTGAATTTGCCGGAGGTCGAGCCGTTGTTCAGCAACTGAATGACGGTAGAACTGTTCTTCGCTCTCTTCAGCAAGCCGACAATGTCGAAGGATTCGTCAAGGGCATGGGAAGTGTCCTCATTCGATCTGTTGCTCGCGAGGACAATGATCTCCTGAATAACGAGGATGTCCTGATGATTTGGGACATCATGGCTGGACGGAATGTTCGCCGCAGTTACCGAACTCGTCTTACGCCTGGAGTCGAGACTGGTGAAGCACCTCCACCCGGCCTCCATGCTTGGGAGGTTCGTCTTGGGGAGCGTTTCAGTGGTGCAGCCAGCCGATGGACTCCCGAGGTATCCGAGGCTCGCAAGGGTCTGTCTGAGGCCAGGACTGCGTACAAGGCTGCCATGGAGCGACTCAAGGCCGTCATTGATGATCCTGAGGCCGAGCTCTTTGCGACCGAGGCTGACATCTTTGAGAATCTCTTGGCTTTGGAGCGTCGTACCGACACCATCGAACTCGTCAAGGAACTTCGAGCAGCAGCCAAGGCAGTCAAGGACGCTGAGACAAAGGTTCGAGGAACGGTCGAGGTTGATCTGAAGGCCAAGGCGGTGGCTGAACTCGACAGTGCAAAGGCCACTCTAAAGGAGCGTCGTGCCGCTGTTGCCGCTGCTCGTAGTCGTTTGGATGAAGCCGGGGTTGCCAAGGATCGAGCTGAGGAGATTGCAACAGTCAAGGAACTTCGGTCTCTTGAGAAGCGTGTCGCAGCCGCTGAGAAGAAGGTTTCTGAGGTTCGAGCGAAAGATCCCGACAAGGTGGCGAAGGGCGAGTTGGCCTCGGCCAAGAAGGCCCTCAAGGAACTCCGGGATGAGTACAAGAAGCTCAACAAGACCTTTGAATCCCGAGCCAAGAAGGCAGAGAAGGCTCGCGCTAAGTTTGAGGCTGATCAGGCCAAGAAGGTTGACAAAGCCATCAAGGAAGAGCGGGATGCTGCAAGCCGGCTGACTGAGGCCGAGCGAACCATGGGCGACATTGACGCCGAATACGCCATCCGTCGCCGTAAGAAGCCGATTACAAGCGAGGAAGAGGAGCGGTTTGTCACCGCATTCCTTGGGTGGCTCAAGCGCAACGGTACGGATGGGCTTCCTGAGGGAATGGCCCCAGTCTTTGAGAAGGTTCAGCAAGTCCTGCTTCGAGCCTTCTCCGCCGCAAGTGATCCAATGCTTGGCGGTGTCAGCCCCAAGCCCAATGTTGACCTCTTCTTCCGTGATCTCTTCAGGAAGAACATCTCGGCCAAGATGGCCGCTTTGGAGCGTCAGTCTAACTCCAGGCTCTTCTCCCGTCTTACCGCGATTGCCAATGGTCGTGCTGTCGGTGAGCCTGATCCGATCTCAACGGTTGCCCCCGATTCGCTCCCTGCTGACTGGTCTGATGCACCCCGAACTGACCCGTCGATCCTGGGTGTCCGTGGTGGTTGGGTTGCAAGCTGGTTGAACCAGGGGCTTGCCGCCATGACATCCGACAGCGGAGCGATTCGTTGGCTTGGTAATCGACTGTTCTGGGCTCGTATCTCTCCGGTTGATGCTGCCGGTAGGTTTGCCCCACAAAGCGAGACGATTCGTGAGTTCATTCAGCGTACCCGAGGCATCCTTGAGAACAAGGTAATTCGAGAGTTCCGAATTGCGCGTGACATGTTCCTTCACGGCTCATCGGATCCGGCAACCATCAGCACACTGAATAAAGCAAAGACCGGATGGGCACACAAGAAGTTGGCTCAGTTCAATCAGGAAGTTCACGCTGAGATCCTTAGTCCAGGATCATCCACGAACGAGGCCGTCAAGAAGGCGGCGAATGCGTTCCGTGAACACTTCAAAGCCATGCGTTCCATGGCTGAAGAGGTTGGTCTCCCGGGCTTCGTTGGGCTTGAGCCGGATGGATCCTATTTCCCTCGTTTCTGGTCGTGGGAAATGATTGATGAGTTCACCAAGACCGAGGCCGGAACAGCGCGTCTTGCCAAGATGATTCGAGAGTCCATCGCGATTCCCATCGTTGAGAGCGTGGATGATCCCAGGTTTATCGCTGGTGAGGCCATTACAGCGCGAGGACGTGACGCTTTGGCGTTGAAGACTGCCGAACGTCTCCGTGAACTTGCTCGAGGTACCAACAAAGGTGCCTATACGGACATGGACGAAGTCATGCTCCAAATCCTCATGGAGGAGGCTCCGGCTCCGTCCAAGGGTAAGGGTCCCTACATGACTCCCAGAGGTCGCCGGCGCATCCCCATGGACATTTCTCGAAAGGTCCGAATGGACGATGGTCGAGAGATGAGTCTGTCGGAATTGGTCAACTCGGATGTCATGGAAGGAATGACTTCTTACAACCGTTCTGTCTTTGGAGCCATGGGCGAGAAGATGCTGGTCGATGAGTTCCGTGATCAACTCGTGGCTCGTGGAAAGATGACCGCTGATGAAGCCGCGGAACGAATCAAGAACTGGGCCAACATCAAGGAATACCTTGAGTCCAGTGAACTTCGATATGGGCGTACCAGCAAGGAAGTGGACAGGATGATTGCCCACTTGGATGAACTCATGGCTGGCCTCCGAAGTGAGCCGGCACCCATGAGTTTTGGGGCCCTCTTTAGTCAGTATGTCGGTCGCCTCCTGAAACTTGGGTATCTCCATAACGGTCAAGGTTTCGGGTTGGCTGCGGTCAACGAGAGTGCTCGCATTGCCGGTCGAACTTCTTTTACCTCGGTTGCTCGCCAGCTCCCGATTGTCAGTGAGCTCACCAGTGCAGCCAGGGAGGGTCGTATTGATCCAGCCAAGTACCCGCTGATGTCTCTCCTCGATCAGACCTTGGGTGTTGCTTCGGATCGACTCCGCCGCTCCGTCCTTGGAGTTGTGGATGCCAGATTGAATCGATATGACCCGTCCATCCGACAGGGTTGGTGGAACTCGGTGAACAACTGGATCCGAACCAAGTTGGACCCCAATCTCAACCAAGCCACGGTTCTGATGTCCGATGTCACCGGTCTGGCCCCGGTCACCTCGGCCACGCAAATGCTCATGGCTGCGTCCCTGATTCAGGAGGTGTTCGAGTCCGCCAAGCGTGGAGCCGTGTCCTACAGTGATGCACTCCTCGCTCAGTGGGGCGTTACTCGTCCACAGTTCGAGGCGTTCATGCGGAAGTTGTCGGAGACTGCCCGAGCAGATGCCAAGGGACGAGTCATCGACATCGATCTTTCAACTTGGAATGGAACCGACCTCGGTAACTTCCTGCTCTTTGTCGAGCGTGGAACCGTGTCGTCAATCCAGGATCCCCCGGTTCGAGGAGACTTTGCCAAGTCGTTCTGGACCGACTGGGGACGCCTGCTGCTTCAATTCCGCACCTTCAACATGAAGGGCATCACCAACTTCCTGATGACATCCAGTCAACGAGCTGATGCTCGCGTGTTCCGGGAATACATGATGCTTGGCTCGCTGTCTCTCCTGACACAGATGGCTCGTAAGATTGTGTTTGCCCCAACCACCAAGAGCGAGAAGGAGCAAAAGAAGTATTGGGAAGATTCATTCTCGAACAAGGCTCTCCTTGGATACTTCATGTCAGGGCCTACGGAAAACTACCTGCTCATGGGCGGAATCGACTCGGTTGCTCAGTTTGCCACCGGACAGACCGTCTTCAGTCAGAATGTTCGTTATTCCGGTCTTGGCGGAAGCCCGTTTGATGTCAGCGGAACTCCGGCATGGTCGGCACTGTCGAACTATGCCAAGGCAATCCGTGGACCCGTCCAAGCCATGCTGCGCGAAGACCGTGATTTCTCTCAGCAAGACCTGAACAACCTGACGAACATCCTGTGGTTCCGAAAGGTCACGCCTGTGTTCCAAGGATTGAATTACTTGCAGAATCGTGTGAGTGGAGCCTTCAATCTCCCCGAAAAGAGTCAAGTCAAGGTTGAGGATTGATTCCTCACACTATAAGGAAAACCAACCATGGCCCTTTCATTCATCGCATACACCGCCACCTCCGGTCAAACCGAGTTCACCTTCAACTTCCCCGTGCTGTCCGCGGATCATGTGAAGGTTCAAGTCAACGGTTCTGACATTACCACCTACACGGTCAGCCTGTCCCCCACGCAGAAGGTGACGTTGAATTCTGGCGCAACTGCCGGAGCAATCGTCAAGGTCTACCGACTCACTCCCGGTCGATCCGACGCTCCCAACAACCTCAATCTTGTTGACTTCGTGAACGGCTCTGTGCTGTCTGAGTCCGATCTAGACAAGAGCAACAAGCAGCTCCTGTATCTGATCCAGGAGGCCCAGGATACTGGCGGTGGTGCGCTTCCATACGACAGCACGATTGGTTCGTGGAACGCGAATAACGCGGGTAACAAGAAGATCTCGAATGTGGATACTCCAGTTGCATCCGCAGATGCAGCCACAAAGGGCTATGTTGACGCTAAGTTTGCGTCTGATGCGATGGTGTTGAGTGGTGGTCAGTGGGATGGCGAATCCAAGAAGATTCAGAATGTCACTGATCCATCCTCGGCTCAGGATGCTGCAACCAAGAATTACGTCGATACTCAGATCACGACGACCCGAGATGCCTCGAACCTCACCTCTGGTACTCTGCCGGCAGCTCGACTTCCTACTTCGGGTGTGACCGCCAGTACCTACGGTGACTCTACGACTCCGCTGACTCAGGTCACCGTGGATTCAACTGGTCGAGTCACGGCTGCTTCGGAACGAGCCATTGTTGCTGGTGATCTTCCGTCACACACGCATACGGCGAGTCAGATCACGGACTTTAACACGACCGTGGATGGTCGTATCGACACCAAGATTGCCGCGAATGCTCTTGCTTTGAGTGGCGGTAACTGGGATGCTGAAAGTCTTCGGATCACCAATGTCGCTCCTCCGGTGCTTGGTACTGACGCTGTCAACCTGAATGCCATCTCGAACCTTGCTTTGTATGGCAACGCTGCGGCTCAGGTCCCTCAAAGTTGGAATCTGACTGCATTGGCTGGGTCTTGGACGCAGAACGGAGCTGCCGGTGGAGTCCCAATTTGGGAACAGACTTTGACGCTGTCTCCGGCGGCTGTCGGAACCGACCCGAATCTCTTTGTGGTGACTGTTGGCGGTGTGCTTCAGTTCCCAACCACTGCATACCGAATTCCAAGCCCCAGTCAGATCATTGTCAGCGCAACTCAGACCAACGCTCCAGCCAGCAATCTTGAAGTCTTGGTGCGTAACTTCGGCGTCTCCCGAGCAATCACGAGTAACGCCACGACTTCTACACCAGGTGTGATCACGGTTGGAACGAACCTTAACGTGGATGGCTCCGGCGTCCTGAGTGTTCCTACCGCAACCTCCAGTGTCTTGGGTGTCGTGAAGCCCGGTACTGGTCTTACTGTGGATGGAAATGGCGCACTAAATGCGACCGTCATTGGCGATGCATCGACCAGTTCCAAGGGCATCATGCAGGTCGGTACAGGTCTTACGGTTAGTAGTGGAACCGTTTCGGTTAATCCTAGTTCCAACATCACTACAGCAACCTTCTCCAATAGCGGACTTAAGATCAGGGATACCGACGCAAGTCACAGTCTTATTTTGGCTCCTGGGTCGAATTTGACTGCCGATAGAACTCTTTCGCTCGCTACGAGTGACGCTAGTCGAACGCTGACGCTGCTTGGAGATCTCAACGTAACCGGTGCGGCTACGGTCATCGGAACTAATACCGGAGATCAGACAATCACGTTGACTGGTGATGTCACTGGTACTGGAAGCGGATCGTTCAGCACAACCATCGCCAACAACGCCGTTACATCCGCAAAGATTGCGGCTGGAGCTGTGGATAGCAGTCAAATTGCGAGTAATGCTGTTACTACAGTTAAGATTCTTGATGGAGCGGTAACGAGCGGAAAGATCGCTGATGGAACGATTGTCAATGCTGACGTGAACGCATCTGCCGCCATTGATCTCTCCAAACTTGCCAATATTGCGACTTCTACGGTGCTTGGTCGAACTTCAGCTGCAGCCGGAGCCATCGAGCAGTTGGCTCTTTCCGCTTTTGCGCTTACGGCTGGTGGAAGCAACGCCGCGTTCTCAAATCCACCAACGCTAGGTACTGCTGTCAGTTCTTTTAATGCCGCTTCGCAGATGGTAAATAAGGACTATGTAGATAACGGCTCTTATAAGACAGTAACTGTTGCAAGTCCAGTAACTTTTACAAGCACTAATAATGGAGGCTCGCTTTCAGATACTATTGATATTACTGGACTTCAGATTGGACGTTGGTTTGTGAAAGAATACGCAAATCCAGCCGGTACCATGACAAACAACATTGGTGCCGATTTTGCCGCAACAGAAAGAGCTTTGTTTATTGCTTTTGGCGGGCAAGCTAATGACTTTAAATTCAATATTGGATACTTCACTGGGGATAGTTCTTTCTTCTACACTAGTTATTATGGACTTATGATGTCCATCGGAAGCACAATTACTAGACAGGGGCAGTTGAACGTATCATCCCAAGCTTCGTCTACCCCACTAATGATTCAAATATTTAACTCAGGCGGTCTTCTTTCTAAAGCCTGGGTGCTCATTCTCCGGCTTTCATAAAGGTCATCAACATGCCTCTCAATTTCATCGATCCTCAAATGACCACCGGTCTCCTCAAGACCTCCAACGCTCTCAGCGAGTTGGCCGGTGGTGCATCCACTGGTTACCAAAACACCGGCTATGGAACACTGCCGATTGGCGTGATTCTTCCGTTCTCCGGCACAAGTGTTCCGGCGGGTTGGCTTCTGTGCTTTGGGCAGTCCATCAGTCGATCTCTGTACCCCGAGTTGTTCGCGGTCATTGGGGTTCAATATGGATCAGCGAGCGGAACCACATTCAATGTCCCTGATCTTCGTGGTCGAGTCGTCGCCGGTCGAGACAACATGGGTGGAACCGCGGCATCAAGAATGACCGATGACGTCCTTGGAGAATCTCCAAATACTCTGGGTTCCGCTGGCGGTCTTGAGTACATCGCCACCGTTGAGACAACTCTTGCTGGAAACGCGGATGTGGTCAGTCAAGATGGATCAAATCTTCAGCCCACGATGATTCTGAACTACATCATCAAGGCCAACGTCAACGTGGTGGCTGTGCCGTGAATGACGAGTTGTTCCTGGCCTTGGGCCGCCTAGAGGGTAAGATGGATGCCCTCATCCAAATGCAACACGTTCAGCAAGAAGAGATCAAGGAACACGACAAACGACTAAGGAGCCTGGAACACTCCAGGGGGGCCTTTCTCGGAGCTGCGGCTCTCCTTGGAGCGGTGGCTGGAGGTGTACTTAACATGGTCATGCGGAAGGTTTGATCATGGACAAAGAACTTCATAAGACCCTCGGTTCCCTCCATACGGCTTTGGCCGCGGATCTGCTTCGGCGGATCCAGGAGGGAACCGCAACCGCGGCTGACCTGTCAGTGGCTCGCCAGTTCCTCAAGGACAATGGCATTGACGCCCTGGCTAGTCAGAGTGAACCCCTGTTGAACCTTGCCAAGACGCTGCCATTCGTGGCACCTGAAGAGGAAGCCGCTTGATTGATGGCCGTCTCAAGGACTTTCGCAACTTCCTGTTTCTGTGTTGGGAGCACCTAGGGCTCCCTGAGCCTACCGAGACTCAATATCAGATTGCGGAGTACCTACAGAACGGCCCGAAGCGTCGAATCATCGAGGCTTTCCGTGGAGTAGGCAAGAGTTGGATCACCTCGGCGTATGTGGTTCATACGCTCTTGATGGATCCCAACAAGAATATCCTGGTGGTCTCTGCCAGCAAGCAGCGATCCGACGACTTCTCAACCTTCACACTGCGTCTCATCGATGAGATGCCGCTGTTGCAGCACCTGAGGCCCAAGGAAAATCAGCGTAGTTCCAAGGTGGCCTTTGACGTTGGGCCGGCCTCGGCTAGCCATGCGCCATCCGTGGTGTCCAAGGGCATCACCTCTCAGATCACGGGTAGCCGAGCTGACTTGATCATTGCTGACGACGTAGAGAGTTTGAATAACTCCGTTACCGTCACCCTTCGAGACAAGTTGGCCGAGACCATCAAGGAGTTCGAGGCCGTGGTTAAGCCTGGGGGTCAAATTGTCTACCTCGGTACTCCTCAGACTGACCAAAGCATCTACAACCTGCTACCGGAGCGTGGATATGAGATCCGGGTATGGCCGGCGAGGTACCCTGATGCCAAGCAGAGGACCGCATACGGCTCTAGGCTGTCCCCGAACATCTCCAAGGCCATGGAGGCCACCCCCGGACTCGAGGGCACCCCGGTCGATCCTAGGCGGTTTGACGACCACGAGCTGAGGGAACGCGAGGCGGCCTATGGTCGCTCTGGGTTCAACCTCCAGTTCATGCTGGATACCAGCCTGTCTGACTACGACAGGTACCCCCTGAAGTTGACAGACCTGATGGTCATGTCCATGAATGGGGAGGCTGCCCCGGAGAAGCCGGTATGGGCCGGCGACCCCAGCTTGGTTCTGACCGATTTGCCCTGTGTTGGGTTCAATGGAGACCGCTACTACAGGCCAATGGCGTTTATAGGCTCCTGGATGCCCTATACGGGCTCCGTGATGGCGGTGGACCCCTCGGGCCGGGGAAGCGACGAAACGGCCTACGCGGTCGTAAAGATGCTTAACGGGTTCCTGTATGTGACGGCCTGTGGAGGGCTCCTGGGAGGGTATTCCCCGGAAACTTTGTCCGAGATTGCCCAAACGGCCAAGGACCACAAGGTCAACCACCTGATTGTGGAGTCCAACTTCGGTGATGGCATGTTCGATGAGCTGCTGAAGCCGTACCTGATGAAGACCCACCCGGTGACCGTGGAGGGTGTCAGGCACTCGATCCAGAAGGAACGACGGATCATCGACACCTTGGAACCCGTGATGAACCAGCATCGGCTCATCATTGACCGCCGGGTCATCGAGAAGGATTACGAAAGCACCCGCCAGTACCCAACCGAGAAGGCCCTGGGTTACCAGTTGATGTACCAGATGAGCCGGGTGAGCAAGAACAAGCGAGCCTTGGACCACGATGACCGGCTGGATGTGCTCAGTATGGCCGTGGGTTACTGGGTACAGCAGATGGCCCAGGATGCTGAGAAGAAGATCTCAGAGCACAAGGAAGACCGCCTGAGGCGTGAGTTGGACAAGTTCATGGAGAGCTCCATCCGACAACCCCCAAGAGGAGGAGACCTATGGACAGACAGCGGCTTCTAAATCGATTGACGACCATCGAGGAGCGATACAAGCGTCTTGCATGGAATGCCCTGATGGCACTGTCGGTCTACGAGGAGTACCTGCTGGATCAGAAGACCTCCAAGGAGGTAGCCAAGGCCATGCAGGACCTGTTCCATGGAATCCCGGACAGCCTCGAGGAGTTGGAATTAGGTGACTTTACGGAGGCACCAAAGGCCTCGGGCAACTCACCTGACTCAGAATGAAGTTCTAGGTCTAGGTTTCCCCTCTAAACCCCAGTAAATGGGGGGTAGGGGGGCAATCTACCTGATCTAGAATGAATGGGATTAAGGTAGAATCCAAGGTAATACACCTGTATGCAGCTCGGTATATCTATGGGAATATACAGGTGGATAAAGAATGCTATGGATGTTGACATCTATAGTAATTTCCTTCCAGAACCCCTAGAACACTTATAACCATGGCCAACCGCAGCAATCTTCGTATCTCCTCAGCTTGTCAAGGCAAGTCCCTGAACAAGCCTTGGGGTACCCCAGGTGGACCGAAGAAGTCTGCGGTGTGCGTCAAGGACGGGAACTCTGTTGTGGTTGTTCGGTTTGGAGACCCCAACATGAAGATCAAGAAGAACATCCCAGCCCGTCGTAAGAGTTTCAGGGCTCGACATCATTGTGATACGAACCCTGGTCCCAAGACGGGTGCTCGGTACTGGTCTTGCAGGGCCTGGTAAACTGGAACTTTAACTTCCATTAAAAGGAACTCAAGATGCCTCGTAATGACCTCAAGATCAAGAAAGAATTGGGTGGAGAAGAACTCAAGGCGGTCGCCCAGAAGCTCGTTAAGTGGCACTTCACCCGTCCGTCTATGCGGCTTTGGGAGGGTGCTGGTCCCAATCCTGATCGCGCTGCTGCCAAGGCGGCTTATGAGTCGGCCCTTAGTTCTGTTCCCTTGTCCCAGCGAGACGAAGTTGCAGCCATGGCTGAAGCGATGACTCAGGCCAAACTTCGGGGCCTCAAGAATCGTGGCG